CATTTGCCCACGACTTAGTTTGTTGGACAATATCATCAACTGACTCTAACCATGCAAATGCGTATTGACTAATGTAGAAAAATAATTGCTCTGATGAACTGTTATCAACAAGAATTGTTTTATCTGCTTTAATAATATTATCTGGATTAAATAAATTACCACTATAATTACTCCAAACAAAATAATCAAATTCTTCTTTAACATCATTAAAGGGAGCCATAACATCAATAATGCTTGTTGACTCTTCTAGTAATTTAATTGATTGTTTATGTAGTTGATGATATTTAGATTGCTCATTTTCAATAACAATGGCACCTACATGATGCCCACTGGGTCTACAATAACCTGTGTTAAAATCATATAATTCAGGACCTATGTTAAGTTCCTGTGAAAGCCACCAGTGAATTGCTGGTGCACTTCCTGTGTTATTTTGATATACTGATATGTCCATAGATTATCCTAAATGGTGGAGGATATCAGGATCGAACTGACGACCTCCTGGATGCAAACCAGGCGCTCTCCCATCTGAGCTAATCCCCCACGTTACGTGGTGCCGGCAGAATGATTTGAACACTCGACCTCCTGATTACAAATCAGATGCTCTACCAACTGAGCTATACCGGCTACTGTATTATTTATCAGGCCGCTTGAACTTGCTCGTTAACTCGTTCTACAGCTAATAGCACATCTTGGCCTAACATAGGTTGCATATCAATAAAGGGGTCAATAATACCCTCATCTTCTTCTGACCAATCTCGATGTTTCATGTAATTCTCAAACATCTCGAAACGCTCATCTTCGGTTTCATGCCCCATTATTGTAACTCTGGGAACATCTGCTTTACATAGTTTCTTACAATGACTTTAGTATCATTATCAACAGATTCAATAGAAATAGATTGTATTCCTTTTTGTTTTACTTCTTCTTTCGCTAATTGTAACAATTCGCGTTTATTAAGTTTTTGTATCTGTGTCAAATCAACGGCGTTATGTGCAAGAGCACTAAGTACGTAATTACTAACATCAAGTTCACTCATAGGAACCTCAATCTTAGCCTTTATACGTTTTATTCCATCTTTATATTCTGTTGCTCTCATTTTTATACCATAATTATATAATTAATTAATTTGATAAGATTTTACTCTTATTAGTAATACTATACTACTAAGATGAGGTTTTGTCAACCAAGAAATACCGGTTTTTTTATAAAATATGCTAATTATGAAGCAGAAAGAACAAAACTGCTGTTAAAAGGCGTATATAGTAGCTTATTGGGTGCATCTAACAGTGATCTATTATCGTTATAGTCAATACCGGAAGAAGTACTATGTAACACGTCATTTGGTGCTAAATTCGTCATTTTTTGCTGTAATTGTGCTGTAGTTAGGTGTGGATTTAGTTGTAAAATAGTTGCTCCTAAGCCACAAACCTGTGGGCTAGCCATACTAGTACCCGAAATACTTCCTTGCCTAAATGATGAGTCTAAATAATAATCAGCGTCGTTATGTCCATTTGTATCACTAAATGCACTTCTAATATTACTTCCTGGAGCCCATATTGTAACACCTGGACCTCTTGTACTAAAACTACTAATTCTATCTAAACCACCAGTATGTGTAGCAGAATCTACACTACCTACCATAAATGCTCCATCGCTGTATGGTGAACTACCTCTATGATAATTTCTAGTAGTAGATGAATACGTTAATGTATTATCATAGTCTGTTCCAGTACTTACATCCACTTTAAAACTATTATTACCAGCGGCAATACATACATGTACTCCAGCCGCTATCATTTCTTCTACATCAGAGTCTACACTTGCCACTCTTACTGGAACTCGAAAATTTCCCCAGACTAGATAAGGAAAAAATCCATACGTTTCAGACATATACGCATTACTTTCATTCCATTGTGTATCATTATTTTCATCATATGTTGTTCCTCTATAATTAATACTTGTTATATTATCAAATGAATTACCAATAGATGTACTATATCCCCAACTCATATTAACTATAGTTGGTCTACCATTTGTTTTATTATTGTGCCATTCTTTGATAACATCAAAACAGTTGCTAATAGGAATACCGCCACTATCGCCACTACCTTCGAGACCACCTACTTTAACAGAATAAATTCTAGCATTTTTGGCCCATCCATAAGTTAATCCTGTCGCTGTTCCAGCAACATGTGTACCGTGTCCATTAAAATCTCTATAATGATTGGCACTTTGCGTTCCAGTTAATCCACTTTCGTCATACCAATCTATTTCTTGTACTCTACTAACACCATCCGCATCTTCAAATTCTGGATGATCTACTTGTAATCCTGAATCTTGTATTACTACATCAACACCTGTACCATCTAATGTATATGTAAAATCCCCGCCTGGATCAATATTACTTGTACCATATGGATTTGTGCTTTCCATACATCTACGCATACCCCAATTAAGCTGACTCCCACTATCAGATGTAGTTTTTGTAAAATTTCCAGATTGAGATGCTAAAAATCCAATTTCAATATCATCTCGTTGATCGGGTGGTATTTCTACATCACGTACTCTAGGGTCGTTTTTTAGTTGTTCTGCTTCTTGATCTGTTAATGAGTAGTGTGTGCTTCGTTGACTACCTGGTCTAGGATTGGCTACGTCAACTACTCTATTTGGAATAACACCTGCACCCGTGTTATCAATCATTTCTTGATTGAATTGAGCAAAATCTATATCAGGGTTTAAAACAACAATGTATTCTTTTTCCATTAATGTAGATCCGCCCATGCTCCGTTTGCGTAGCCTTGGAATTTATTAGTAGTTGTATTATAAATCATATCTCCATTTTCTGCCAATGAAAGTGCATTACGCTCTGTTGTAGTCATTGTAGCAAGTTTGAATGGAGTAAGTCCTGTTATTTTTACTCTGTCTGTTGCAGTTAATGATAAATCATTTCCACTTGCGAGTGTTATACTGCCTGTGCCTGTTACTGTTAAATTTGTTGTTGTTATACCTGTAAATGTTGGACTAGCAGTAGCATAAGGTTGCATAGCTGTAATCGATGCTGTATTAGTTGTAATTAACGCTGAATTTGTATCAATATTTCCTTGAAGTGTTGCATCTGCTATAGCGAACTCTGTACGTATTACTGCACGATCTGTTGTTGCTGTAGTATCTGCCGCTGTAAACGCAGTTGTTACTACTGCATCTGCCGCACCGAATGCAGTTGTTACTACTGCATCTGCTGCACCGAATGCAGTTGTTACTACTGCATCTGCCGCCTGCATTTGTGCTGTAGTAGAATATCCACTTAAATCAGCACTACCACTTGATGTAGTTGTTGTACCACCACTTCCTAGATTTGTTGTACTTGCTGGTGGACTACTTACTACTGCACCACTTTCTGATAATCCTGTTACACCAGGCTGTACTATGTTTTCTGCTGGGCCACCGCTACTAACTCCTTGTACTGTTTGTATACTTCTTTCAGTATAGCCAGTTATTCTGTTGCAGTGATCATATACTGGTTCTCTTTCTCCTAATGGAACTGTAGGTGAACCATCATTTTCTAATTGTGCTAACATCTCAGGTTCTAACAAATAAGCAAAAATATTATTACCGTTAGCATCTACTTCATAACCTTTTAAACTGTTAAATAATGCCTGCAAACTGCCTGCATACATTTGACTTTGTGCTAGTGTCATACTACCTATGTCAATTGCTACACCAACACCAGTGTTTATTCTTAAACTAGGAGAAAATATACTACCGCCAACACTATCAGATCCTTTAAAATTATTTTCAAATGTCATAAGATTTGTAATATCTGATTTAAATGCATTTAAGTCATTAATAATACTTTGTTTTACTTCCGCTGGCATACCAAGTAAATTACCAATGTTGTCTCCTAATTGTTTTAATAATCCACCTGTAAATGCATCTGGTCTAAATCCGCTAGAACCAATACATCCACCTATTTCACTGTCAGCCATAGTTCCTAGTGTGTCAAGTATATCTTTACCTGCGCCTGTGAAACTACCCATTGCGTCTCTAACAACATTTGGTATGGCTTTTGGTACTACTGGTGTTCCACAAAAATTAATCATATTTGCAATAGCGGCAAATTCTGCTACTGCGGCATTTAGTCTTGCTAGTACATTATCAATGTTAGTATGTGAAATAAAATCGTCGAGGGCTTTTTCAGCTTCTTCAAGTGCTTCTTTTAAATCTTCTAAGCCTGCAGGAATCTCTGGTATTAATCTACCTAAGTTTACTTTTAAACATATCTGTAAGTTTGGAAGTTTTATGCCATTTCCGGCTAATAGCATACATATAATTTCTTTTAGGCTATATGAATGAGTTTGAGCGATTACAGTGCCTGTTTTAGCGTCTACTATAACTTCACCTGTAGGTATATCTACCTTAGTGGCGTTAAGGTATTCACTTGCATCTTTAATACCGTCTGTGAAATCACTCATGTTATTGACCTATATATACATTAGGGCTACCTGAGGTAGCATCTGGACCACAATGTGGGCCTCCTGGAATAGGACATAAGTTGTCTGGTTTGGCTGAATTGCCGTTTAGCACTACTAACTTACCACCTACATATACATTTCTGCATTGTGCTGATAAGGCACCATCGCCATGGTTGTTTGGATCACCATTAACGCTGATTGGTTGACTGTTTACATACACGTTTTTGTGTGCTGATGCTATTGTTACTGCACCGCACTTACGTGAATCATTATTTCTATGAACCTGTGGCACTTGCTATTGCTATTCCTGTACTTTGTTTAATATACATATCACTAGCATCTTTTGCTGATTTAACTATGCATATAACATTATTTATCTTCAGCCTTATCTTAGCTTCTGGATTAACTGTAAACATGTACGGTGCAAGTGCAACGCCCTTTTGTGCTGCGACTAAGATATAAGGTTTAAGAACTGTGATGTCATCACCTTCTTCTTTATCTAATCGTGCAATCATTTCTTCTCCTGATGAAAGTTTTATACTTATTATATCACCAGATTTATATTGTTCTTCTATTAACATATTGTCCTCCTATTTAAATTAATACTATGCCATTGGCGTTTCTTCAATGTATTGAATTAGTTGCTCGTATCCGCCTATTTTATCATCATTGACAATAATTTGTGGGAACGTCCTTGCTCCCGGAAATGTTTTAATAATGTCTTCTCTTGTAAAATCCTTATCAAGTTGTTTATACTTGTACTTGTATCCCCTTGTTTCGCATAATTGTTTTGCTGCATCACAAAAACCGCATGCTGTTTTTCCATAAATTGTAATCATAAACTTAATCCTGTAAATGTATCTTCTGATACGTCTTTTTTAACACCACCAACAACATATGAACTAATTTCTGTTTCTTGTGGTGCTACTTGTACTTCTTTGCCACTAATCCATTTTTGTGTCCATGGGAGTGGATTGGCTTGTGGGGTTGTATAAGGACATTTTATGCCCAGTGATACCATACGCTTACAGCAAATCCATTCAATGTAGTCACATAGCAATTGTGCATTTAAACCAATCATAGATCCATCTTGAAACAAATAATCTGCCCACTTCTTTTCTTGTTCTACTGCTGAAACAAACATATCACTAACATCTTGTTTGCATTCTTCTGCAATTTTTTTAAAATCTTTATCTTCTTTAGTTAATACTTTTGTCAATAGATACTGTGTACTTGCCAAATGCAAGTTTTCATCACGTGCAATGAATTTAATAATTTTAGCATTACCTTCCATTTTCTTTAGTTCAGCAAATGCCCAACTACATGCAAAACTTACATAAAAACGAACACCTTCTAATATATTAACACTATTAAGACACATCCAAATCTTTTTCTTTAACTCATATTTATTAATAGTAATTTTCTTTCCATTAATAGTATGTGTGCCTGTGCCTAGTAATTGATAGTGCATACTATATTCATTTAAATCATCATAATATCTGGAAATATCATCCGCACACTCCATAATTTCTTTGCTATCTGATAGTTCATCAAAAACTGTAGTTGGATTAGCATAAATGTTACGAATAATATGTGTATAACTGCGTGAATGTATTGTTTCACTAAATGTCCATGTTAGAATCCAGTTTTCTAATTCTGGTAAACTTACAATAGGACTAAACACTTCTACTGGTGCTCTACCTTGTACACTGTCGAGTAGAATTTGACGCTTTAAATTACTAGTAAAGATATGTTGTTCATGTTTAGTAAGATCTTTAAAATCTTTTGAATCTTTACTTACATCAATTTCATCTGGTCGCCAAAAGAAACCTAATTGTTTCTCAGTCAATTTGTCAAACTGTTTATATTTTACAGTATCATATCTTTGAAAACCTAAAGACCCATCTAAAAATGCATTTGCTTCTGTATGGTATTTGTCAGTTTTTACATTTAAAATTGTCATTCATGATTTTCCTTAATTAAAGTACACAACTTTCGCAATAGTCGTCGTAGTCTTTGTCTGACTCAAAAGATTCTCTATCTAATAAGTTTTCTTCTGGTCTATTTTCTTCATTTTTATCCATTAAATCTATTTCACCTTGCCCATCATTAGTATTAAAGTAATAAAGCTGTTTGCCTCCATACTTGTAAAACATTACAAGATGCTGTAGCAAAATACTCATTGGTATCTTTTCTTCTTCAAAAAATTCTGGGTTATAACTTGTATTAACACTAATGCCTTGATCAATATATTTTTGCAATACTGCCATAATTTTTAAATAACCTTCTGGGCTTTTCTGGTCCCACAGTAGGTCATATTTGTTCTTTAAGCGTGGATAACCTGGAACTACTTGTTTGAGTACTCCGTGTTTACTTTGCTTTACACTAACAAATGCACGTGGCGGTTCAATGCCGTTTGTGCTGTTACTAATTTGTGCTGATGTTTCAGCAGGCATAAGTGCCATTAATGTACTGTTACGGATACCTGTTTTTTTAAGTTGATTACGTAAACTTTTCCACGGCATACGTTCTTTATGTGGTATAAGTTCATCTAATTCTTTTTTATAAGTCATATTAGGTGTAATTCCATCACCATATTTTGTTTCATATATACCATCAATGCTACCTTTTTCTGCTGCCAAATCTGCACTTGCTTTGATTAAATAATAACTCCATGCTTCTGCCCATTCGTCAACCTTCGCTAAACCTTTTGAATCAATATGTTGATAATTTAAATCATTTTTTGCTAACCAAAATGCAAAATTAATAATTCCAATACCTAATGGACGTCTTCTCATTGTGCTACGTTCTGCTGATATTACTGGATATCGTTGATAACTTAATAGTTCATCTAATCCACGAACTGATAATCTACATACACGCTCAAAATCTTTTGGTGTTTTAATATTACCCCAATTAATAGCACTCAATGTACATAGACTAATTTCACCGTTGTTATCATTAAAAAAGTCTAATGGTTTTGTGGGTAAAGTAATCTCACAACATAAGTTACTTTGTTTAATTGGTGCTACTTCTGGTTTGAATGAACCATGCTCATTTGCATGATCTACGTTTTGTAAATATATACGTCCTGTATTTTTGCGTTCTTCCATAAAACTACTGAATAAGTCAGCGGCAGAAACTACTGTTTGTCTTTCTACTGTTTTTTCTGCTTCTTCATATAATTCTTTAAATTTTTCCTGATTATCAAAAAAGGATTCATACAAGCCTGGAACATCACTGGGTGAAAATAATGTTATGTTTCCACCAGTAAGTAATCTTTCATACATAAGTTTATTAAACTGTACACCATAATCCATATGTCGTACACGGTTGTCCTCTGTACCTTTATTGTTCTTTAGAACGAGTAAATCTTCTACTTCTAAATGCCATATTGGATAATATAATGTTGCCGCTCCACCTCTAACTCCGCCCTGTGAGCAAGATTTTACTGAGCTTTGAAATAGTTTAAAAAATGGAATAACACCTGTGTGACTTGCATCACCATTTCTAATTGGTGAACCGATAGCACGAATACTGCCTGCGCCTATACCAATACCTGCTTTTTGAGAAACATATTTAACAATAGCACTACTTGTAGCATTAATACTATCAAGACTATCATTGGTTTCAATAAGTACACAACTACTAAACTGGCGTTGTGGCGTTCTAAGCCCAGCCATTACAGGAGTAGGTAAAGAAATATCAAAATTACTAATAGCATCATAATAGTCTTTTACATACTTCATTCTTGTTTCTACTGGATACGCAGAAAACAATGTAGCCGCAATCATCATATAAGCTACTTGTGGAGTTTCGTAAACTTCTCCAGTTACACGATTTTGAACAAGATACTTGCCACGAAACTGTTCCATGCCAACATATGCAATGTTTTCATCTCTATCGTGTTTAATATAATTGTTTAATTGATCGATTTCGTCTGTGTTATAATCAGAGAAAAAACTTTTGTCGTAATAACCCTCGTCTACATTTTTACGAGCAATTTCAATAATGTGGGGTGGTTTAAATGATTTGTAAACTACTTTTCTTAAATGATAATTAATTAATCTACCTGCTACCCATTGATAATTAGGTGTTTCTTCAGTAATAAGATCTGCGGCAGCTTTAATTAATGTTTCTTGTATTTGATCTGTTTCTATGCCATTATAAAATTGTATATGACTCTTTAATTCTACTTGACTTGCACTTACTCCAGTAACACCTTCACACGCATAAAAAACTACATTATGCATTTTTTCTAAATCTAATTCTTCACGTGATCCATCACGTTTTACAATTGTTATGTCTTTGCTCATTTATTATCCAATTTCTTTTGTTTATAGTTAAAAACTATTTTACCAAGGTACTGCGTACATTGAATTTGTGCTTACTTCTTTGAATTGATACTATAATTAATTATAGTTTATAATGTGAATATCGTCAACCAAAACTATTAGTTTTATTTCATTGTTTTCCACATTTTGTACAAGTCATTAATTATTTAAATGACTTTTGAATATATGTAAATGTATGTGCATTTGTTATATCTGTTGAATCAAATGTAAGATACCACTTAGTGTTATTCACAGAGTCTGCTTCTAACCCAAATATAACTGGTACTGTTCCTGTTGATATGTCATATTCATCTTTTATAGATGCATTAGTAGGAGTACCTGTTTCGTCTATAAGAATCTTTATAGTTCCATGCCTAAATCCAGTAGTAACTTTAAGTGTGTAGTCAATTGTTACACTATTTTTGTTTGCTATTAAGAAAGCTACTTCCTTACCAGTATTAACATCGTCATTTAATACTTCAGCTGTGCCTGCCGCTTGTGATTTAGTAAAAGTAATCTGTTGTCTTGGATTCGGGAATGCTTCAGCATGATAGCCAAATTCTCTATTATAATTAAAATAAACTCTATCAACATTAGTTACTATTGAAGGTACTCTAGCTAAGCCACTATCGAACTGTGCCATACCATCAATAAAAGTAATATTAGAACCGTCTATTATTGTATCAGTTGCACTATCATGTGGATCAATTGTAACCCAATATGTAATTTCATTTAATAACTCAATAAAATCTTCAGTAATTGGAGTATTTCCAGCGGTGAATTCTACTTTCCATAATGATGCTGTACTGTTTGTTACATCAATAGAACCTTGTGCAGGTTCCATTCCCATAAAAACTTTCTGTTCATCTGATGCTAGTCCTAGTTCACCTGGAAGTAATCTTGGCAAATCTGCTAGATTGCCTTTTCGTGCTGTCATTCGTGCTGTAATTGTTGCCATATTTCTTCTTCCTTATAATAAAGTATTTATGATAAATTATAAAATTTCTCTAATCTCTCTGCCCATTTTAATTCATATTCTGGAAATTCATCTGGTCCACATTCAAACAGTTGCCATTGACAATCACCACTGCACATAAAGATAGCAATACGGCTAATATCAGTGCCATACATCTCATTATGTGCAATTGCATAAGCGGCGCCTTGTAGGAAATAATCGTCAATCCATTCACGCTTCTTAGGCTTATTAGTTTGTTTAAAGTCCATAATAGTAGGCTTTCCCTTATACACACCAACTAAGTCTGTTGTACCTGCATATAATTCTTTTGCTACTAAATTTACTTCTGTACCCCATAATTCATCAATATCATTTTCAATGTTTTCAACAACAACTTGCGCCATTGCTTTAGCCTGCCTATGTACTATATTGTTACCAGGATTATAAGTTTCGTATTCTCCAAGAGCCCAATGTTCAAGTATATTGTGCATTACTGTTCCACGATTTGCGGCAGTAGTTGTAATGCGTTGTGCTTCTTCTTTACCTACACGTTTTCGCCAAGCGGCAAGTCCAGCACGTTTTTCTGCTGGTTGTGTATCACTTAATATTGTTGTGACACTTGGAACAGGGTCGCCCCAAGGGTTTTGATATAGACGTTTACCATCTACACTTGTTCTTTTAAATTTTTTGTAATGGTAAGGACTATTAATTTCTGGCATAGAGTAAGTATACTATTATTCTGACAATATGTCAACGACTCTGGGCAAAATATAATTGTCAAATACCCATTGATTAGCAAACGGACTCCAGTGACTATCTGTTTCAGAAACAGAAAGTCCTGCATCAAATATTTTTTTGCTTGGTTCCCATGCAACCTTTGCAGGATTAATTCCAAAAGCCCTTTGAAGTTGTCTACATGCACTTTCGTCAGCTGACCTGTTAACTGAGTCGACTTCTAGTAATAAACTAAGTTTTAATATATGCTTAAAATTATAAAGTGAAGCCATATTTTCATACCATTTATCATTATGATCACGCTGAGCACCAGACAATGCTTTATTGCTCAATGATTCAGTTATTGAATTCTTTACAACTTGCGGTATTAGATTGGTATCATTGCCTGTGAAAAAAACGTTTGTACCACTAGCAGTGCTATGTGGACTAAACCAAGCAAGATCTTCTAATATTAATTCAAAATACCTATTATTGACTTCTTTTAATTTGAAATTAAATTCATTATCAGAAATTAATTGTAATGCTCTATGATTAAATGTTGCATTAATAATAATAACATCTATATTTCTTATTTTTGCATCAAGTAAACATAATTGATAATAATCATATCCTCGACCGCCAGAGGCATAATTATAATATTGATGTTGTGGGAAGTGTTCTGACAACAAATAGGTCCAACTATTTTTCTGTTGTCCTTCTTGATTGTATGCTAAATAACTATCACCAATGAATGCTACACGCATAATTTTATAGTCCTATCGTAATTTATTTTTTGATTCTATTGTAGTTAGACTTTTTTCTCTATCTAAGAATTTGTATTCTAGTTTTACTGGTTCAAATGCTTCATCAATCATATCGAATATAGTTTGTGGGTTAAATTCAGCACATGAATAAACATCCATTTGCAATAATCCAGGATCAACTTCGTCCCAAATATGTACTGCAATGTGTGATGTTTCTATAATTACTACGCCAGTTAGTCCTTTATTTCCTGGTACATCAACATATGCTGTAATAGGGCCTTGACATATGTCCATTTTTATTTCTTGTACTACTTTTACTAGCCATGAATGCAACCACTTAGGATCAGTTGGTGTTTTGTTGGTTTCTGCTCTTATAATAAGATGCTTGTGTTTTATTATGTCAGCCATTTTACCAATAGATATACCATTTAAACGTTCTATTAGTAGACGAATTTGTTAATCTTTCTATTTTATAACCTAAGTTATTGAATTCTCTAATTACTTCTTCCATTTGATTTTGAAGAGCACGATCTGCTGTAGTACCTTGCCAAACTTCAAAATAACTTACACTAGTTGGGTTTGTTAAACTGTATACACCTGCTGTAAAACCTAAAGAAGCATTTGCTGTTCCAGCTCCTATTTCATATGTCCATGTTTGGCCTGCGGCATCTTCTACAGTTAAAACTAAGTAGCCACCAGCTTTTGATGCTGTTAATCCTGTAACACCTGCATCATTAATATCTGCAATAACTGCATTAAGTGATGTTCCTGTTGTTCCTAAAGTTACTGTTTGACTATCAATAATAAGAGTTTCACCTACAGAAATTGTGGGGTTGATTACTGTACCAGTGTTTGCTACACTTGGAGTAGAGATTGTCATTGTAGTACCGTCATCTACGTATGCTTCAAACTTTCCTAATCCGCTTTCAGTGATGACTTTTTCCATGATAGCTTGTGTTTCTTTATACACAATCATGTCTTGTGATGCTTTTGCTCTTGCCTGTGATGCGTTTAATCCTACACTCATTTGCTTAACTCTTTATCAACTTGCTTCTTAGCCATTGCTTTAACCTTTTTCTTATTTTTTTCTGGATCTACTTTATTTAGATTTGAAGCTTGTAAACTTGCTGTATTAAAATAAACTGTACCATCTTTAATATTATTAACAATTGGTAGATTAGTTATCTCATCAAATAGAGACTCGTCATCAACATCTACACCCATTGACGTTAGTTCTTTGACTAATGCATCAAGTGGTATCTGGTTAACTCCTTCACTACTTAATATCGATAATAGATCAATAACCTTTGAATCTACTACTGAAATTTCAAAAAGATCAGCGTATCTCATTGCTTTACTTCTTTAATACCGCGAATGCTTGTTTTAAGACTTCTTTATTAATTTTACCATCAGCCTGTGCTTCTTTAACTAAACGTAATGCATTAAGATATTTGTCTTCTTTCATCTCTCTGCCGTCTATGTCTGTTTCTGCACTTGCAGCGTCTGCGCCTTCAAAATCATCAACAGGAGTTTCTATGTCATCTAATGGAGCGTCCATTGGAGCGTCCATAGGTTCTTCCATACCCATATCTGTTGCTGGTGCTTGGCCTTGAGCTACTAAAACTGCATCGCTTACTTGTGCGTTTGCTGATTTAACTGCTTCTAGAGCTGAACCGATTGCCGCTTCTGCTGATGCATTAAATGTATCTGCTTCTGCTGTACCAACTTCTTCTTTCATTGCGTTAGTAATGCTCATTAGTTCTTCTACTTGCATACTGGCTAAATTTTCAGCCATTTTTTGTAGATCGTCTGCCATGTTTTTCGCTGCTAAAAGGACTTCTGCTGAATCTAATTCGTCTTCCATTATTGGATTTTGTGCCATAACTGTTTCAATACCTTCTAGAACTAGCAATAACTTCTGATATTGCTTATCGTTTACTGCAACACCACTTTCACGTAGTGCTTTAATCTTTTGTTCAGTAACAGTTTTTACTTTAGTTAATTTTGCATTACCTGCATTAAAGTTAAAACTCGTACCAAATACTTCTTTAAGAACAGAATCTAATTTGTTTAGACTGTTTACTTGTAAATGTTTTAATTCCATATCATTACCCCACTAGAGTTTTTATTATATATTGTATTTATGCCTACAGGGCTGATTTGATTTGGTTTTTAATGTCTCTCATCTTATAAACCGCATGACTTTGCTTTGCCATAGCAATATCTAACTTATTAGTTTCAGTAATTGTCTTACATCTTACTCTATGTTCAGCTGCTTCTGTCAATGCACTTCTATATTTACAATCAAGCTCTAATAATCTATCAACCTTACTATTATTATCAAATAATAAACCTTTTACAATAGCCATCGCTGTTTCAAACAATGCTATTTGCTTGTATAAAGTTTTATTGCCTTCTTTGATGTTATAAAACGTCTTTTTTATACCTGGTACAACTCGCGCCTTTTCTAACACAATTTCAAATTTCTCTACTTTTACTGAATTACCTTTTTTACTCATTGCTGTTAATTCAACATCGTTACGTGATTCTTCTATTATATCTTTTGTAACTTTTGTCGTTGTTTCATCGAGTTTTTGCAAAATTTTTAGCATCCCCTGAGCGTTCTTACTCACACTACCTAATACAGTAGGAGATGGTTTGTTTTTTTCATTTTTTAATTTTTGAGCTGCTGTTGGCTCTTTTGATGCAGATTCATTAAGTTTGTTAATAATATCCATCATTCCTTGCACTTCTTTTGTTGGCATTATATGCTCCCTTTCATTCGTTCAAAATAAACTTTATTATTCTCCACTATCTTTTTAACAATATTCTTGTTAACTAGGCTTTGAATTAGGTATACTTCACGTTCAGATAAATCATCTTTACATGTACGTTCTAATAAATTCTCGTACATTTCGCATTCGTGAAGCGAAATAAATGTTGGTATGCCGCCGGGAGTTTCAATGCTTTTCATTATTAACCACCCATTGCTAATTGTTTTAATCGTTCAATTTCTTGTGCATTCATGTTGGCTTGTTCTGCATTAGCGTTAGATTGATTTGAGTTATGAGCTCTTTCTATATCATCTGGATCTTCACTTCCAGCTCTTACTGCGCCTTGCCCTGTTGCTTGTTTTACGCCACCTGCTACTGTTCTTTCTATTCCTTTTGCATCTCTGTTCTGATCTTGTACTGTAATATTGTAACGTCTATTTGCTACGTTTGAATTCTGTTTGTTTACTGTTGCTCTACTAGATTGTGCTGTGGCTGCTGTTCCATATCCAATTTCTTTTAATTCTTCTTCTGATTCATTAGGATGTCTTTTATACAGGTCATCAAAGTATTCGGCATCTGTTTCTTCTCTATGACCTAGTTTATCTAATTTTTCATATAAACTTGCCACTAATTCAAGTATTGCTTGGTCACTTAAATTCATTGTTTCTCTTTGAGCCTGTAAACGATAATCTGGGCCTTCTACTACTTTTTCTTCTGTGACACCTGCTAATACTTTTATTTGATCTGCTGTCATTGTTTTTGATCTTTCAAAATCATCACCTTGTAATCTGTGTTGGTATGGACCACGTCCAAGACTAATATCTTCTTTTTCTAGTTCGTTTCCTAAATCATATCCTAAATCTTCACTATTTTTGTAAATGCTAAAGTGGTCATTGCCAATATAAACATCATTATCGCCAATTTGTACGTCTAGCATATCATCACCTGTTTCAGCGTGATAATAGTCTTCAATTTTATCCATTAGTCCATGCATTGTTGAATCTTGAAGATCATCACCGTGTGGCGTTTCTGTTGAATACACATCTGCTGGTGCTTCTTTAATTCCTGCTAATTTTTTTAGTCTACTTGTATCTTCACCTGCCATTATTGGCTCACCCATTGGTTCACCTGCGTAATAATTATTAACAGTTGTGTTGCCATCTTTTTCTTTTTCCTTATCACGTGTCATGTAATCTTTAAGTTTTTTGCCACCATATATCGCCGCAATAACGGCTGCAACTGGAAGTTTATGCTTCCATATGGCCTTTCCAAGCTCATCAACAGATGCTGCATCTAACCACCCGCCTACAAAGTCTGTAAGCATATTAAACACTTCAGCTAGGCTTGTAAACGTTAAACCAGCTGAAAACCATTTTAAAGTCTTGCCTGGGTTATTTAGAACCTTTGTACTTGTTGACACTACGCTCTTAGCAACTTTATCGCTAGTTTTTGTGACTATAGGTGTCGCGGCTTGTTTGCCTTTCCAAATCTTCTCCCAAACCCACTTTAGAATCTTGACTTTTCCTTCGTCTAATTGTTGTATATCAAATTCGTCTATTCGTCGCATATCAAGTTCAAATGCATTTTCTGATACAGCACTTAAATCCATAATTTCTGAAAATGCATCATTGTCGTCTGCTTTTATTGAGTTAATAAGTTTTAATGTTTCTGAAAAGGATAAATTTCTTAATTGTTCTGATACTTGATCTTTTGTAAGTTCCATTCCGAACTTAACATTTGCAAAGTCTATTACTGTATCAATTGTGCTATTATTTATTACGTCCATAATATTACCCTCTCGCTTTATTTAGCCTTGCTACAATACGACTTGCTGGATTTAATCGTTTTGTTCTCTGTGCTTTCTTCGTCATTCTTGCGCCTTTGGCTGCTTTTGTTCTTCGCATTACAAATCTCTTTTTGAGATTTATCGGAGCCGCACATTGCGAAGGATTCGCAACTGGCCTCCCTTTACGTGGCCCTACTGTACAACGAAATGCTCGTACAACTTTATTTCCTCTTTTACGAAATATTACTTTCGCCTCAGAAATAATAGTATTGTATGATTCATTAAGTAACATTACTATTTATCCACCACTTATAGCCAACGCACCGGCTGCATTTAAATTTAATAGCAATACCACTACAGTTGAAAGCAATCCTGCAATAACTGTTGCTGCCGCACCAATAACTAGTTTATTACTAGATAATGTACTTGCTGTTTGTTTATCTGCTACTTTAGTAAGAGCTTCTGTAAGAGAATCCATTTTGGCTTCTAATCTGTTTAATTTTTCTTCTAACACGCGATATCTCTCCGCACATAAATCTACATGTGCCTCTAGATTTTCACGCTCAAGTCTTGACTGATTCATTGCCATATTTTGTTCTCACAATCTTTAGCAGCGTCTTATTAGAGCTGATTTAATATAAGTACATCATTGCACTTATATGTATTTATCGTATTTATATATTTTCGCTAAATTTAAAGTATGTATTAGTCTTTACTGTACTTGTATCAACACTTTCAGGATTAATAACTGCTGTTTCATCTAAAGTTATATGAATAGGCATTGTATCAAAGTCTTGTTTTAGAAAATAAACATCATCATTGTCTTTTTTCCAAGCATCTGCTGTTTCACTAGCAAATTTAAGAACCCATACGTTATGTAAACCGGTAAAATTACTACCAAATTCATAGTCAGATAAATCTTTTGCAGTTAATATCGTAACACTGCTCAATACAGGTTGAGATCTTAAACTTACACTTTGAATAAAAGTATTTAAATTTTGAGCTTGAAAGAATCCGTTAGCGTTAACTTTAGGACTAACTATACCTGAATCGGTGATATCTATTAGTGTATAAACTGTATAAAAATCTGTTGACCCTGTTAAAACCTCTACCGGTCTACTAATACCCATAGTTACATACCAGTCATTTTACCAGCTGTATAACCTGCTGCGAAAGCCGCTGCTCCACGTACAATACGTTGCTTGATTGTTTTCTTTTCTTTTCCATCAATATTTAATCCACCATCTTCAGAATACTTTTTAAATGTTGGCATTAAATCACTACGCCTAGCATTTATTCTATAATGTTTGTTTATTTGTGTGGCCGCTAGTTTTTGTTGCGTAGTACTTAGATTAGTCCAATCGCCAACTAACCTTCTTGCTGCTCTCAATTTTGGATCTTGAATGGCTAACTGTTTTTCTAGTTTATAAAAGAATGCTCTTGCTTGTCCTGGCATTACTTTTCCAGTTTCTAGTTGTTTTAAAAACTGTCTCATCTTAGGTTGATTTATTTTTATTTTAGCGAGTAATAACTTATCTGCTGGTGTACTGTCAACTAATCCTTCAGGTTTTACAAGTGCAAAAAGTGTTTGGTATACATCTGTACCACTTGGACTAGCTCTTCCAAACCCGCCATACATACCTGTTCTTCGTGCATATTTTTGTGCTTCTGGAGCATATTTATAATCATTTGCCATAGCATAAAGACTCATCAATCCTACAAATAAATGATCTGAGAGCTGTCTAACACCTGAACCTTGTAGCTGATGTTTTGTTTTAAACATACGAGCTTCACCTAGGGATTGCATAAATTCTAATCCCTTTTTATTGCTTTCTTCTGAATATTGTTTTACTATATCATTACTCATATATTATTCTCTGTTACAATCTTTTTACATGTATTTGTTGCATACTTTTTAAACCATCTTGGAAAAAAAGCATGAATAAAAACTGCACATGCTGCCATTTCCATATGGAAAGCAATACTTACTGCATGTTTAAAGTGTTGCCAACGAGTCATTCCAGCTTCTTCTAAGTGCTGTTTACTCGATTTACTAAACATTTTATCTTTCCTTTGCCATATTAGCCGCTGTAAAGCCGGCTCTATTAACTAATTTAACATCTTTGTCTACTACATACCCTTCGCCGCCTCTTTGGCCTGCTGTGTATGCTTCTATGTCTGCCTTCTGTGCATCCAATGCCTTAATAACTTCATTTTTTACTTTTTTAATTCCTTTGATAAAATTAAATGTTGCATTAAATCCATCTATATTACTATTTATGTATTCTCCTAGACGTTGTTTCTTAGGTGCTGACAATTTACTATTATCAACCCATTGCATGAAATCTGAACCTAAGTTATCTAGCCCGCCTGTTTTAACTGATGAATTAATGTATGCATATAGTACTTTACCAAAGTCTGCCATTTTTAATTCAGGTGGTACATTAAACAATTTATCAATTGCTCCTGCATTTTTACTTAGGTAATTTTCTAACTCGTCTACTGCTGGAATATCTACACCTGGTGATTTTGTTACCATTGCTGGTGGCATAATATAAGTTTGCCCACCTTGAAACTGGCTCATATCTACATTACTTTTTTGACCGTCTAGTCCAATGGATTGATGTACTACTACGCCAACATCGCTGTTTACTATTTTTTTACCAATGTCGCTTTCAGCATTTACTGCATATGTTGTAGTATTTGGCGTGAATGTTATTTTGTTATCTTTTACTTGAGGTTTTGTTAACCAAAGTAAGTCACCATGTACATACCCTCTAAAGCCTGTAGGTACAGTACTTTCTACTCTGTCCCATATATTTCTCATTTTACTTGCAAATTCTTTACGATCTGGATCTGGTTTTCCTGTACCTCTACTCAATAGCATGTTTTCTAATGCATCACTACTAGTAACTTTCCCATCATATCCTTTTGCAGTAAATCCACTTTTGTCAGTGAGTACAAATACACCGTTTTCATTTCGCCCAAAAATAACAGCTGGTGAGCCGTCCCATTTAATAGTGACTGAATTAGGTTGTTGTTCTACTTGGTGTAATGCGGCAATGGCTTTTTTAGCACCTACACTGCCTGCCTGGCCGTCATCAAGGCCTAGAATAAGGTCTTCTAAATGCTGAATTCTAGCATTCTCATTTAGATTTTTTGCTGTTGGAGTATATAAACCTTTACCTTTTAGTCTAATATTTCGTAAAATTCTAGGTTTACGTTTTTTAGTTCCGGCTAAAATGTCTTCTATTTTCATTTAGAGCCTCTAATTTTCTTAACACCGCGGTTAAATCTCTCTGGGTCTCTATTTTTTATACTTAACATGATACGTTTAGTTAGGTCCTGAGCGGTATCATCGTCATAATTAGATTCTATCATTTCTAATATGTTAATAATACTACTAATAGCATTATTACCTTTACTTTCTAGTATTGCTGTTTTAGATTTAACAGGTGCTAAAGAATTAATTTCTTCTAATAAGCTACGAGTACGTTTTTTCATGTCTATATCCCCAGGTAATAGTTACCTATATAGTATTTATCTAACTATTGCTTCTTTTGAGCATACTACGTAATTTGTCATGCCCTTCAATGGTACTTTCAACAACACTATTTTCTGCAATATTCTTTTCTTGATGTGAAACTTTGTTTTTTGCCTTAATCTTTTCAAACATAGCACTAGAATTACTCATAGTATCGTGTTTCTCATCTTCGTCTAAGTCACTAATACGTAACCCTGCTATATCAAATTTAAGATCTACTTTATGCCCAACACCACTGCTACTACGTGTTTTCATAAATTGTACTTGATAACGCCCACGTTCACGCATCGCTTGACTTGTAAAGATACCAATTACATTATCTGCTGTTTGTACTTTACTTAAACCACCTGCAATGTGCGAATGATCGTATTCTACTTCTTCTACTGCACCTCTATTTAACTGTGATGCTGTTGCAAACAATATATCATGTTCTACTGCAAAATTACGCATTTCTTCTGATACAAACTTATCTTTAATATATAAATCACTTGGATTAACTTTACTTTGTGCTGGCATCATAAGATCTAAGTAGTCAATACACATTGCATCAACTTTAACATCATTTTTAACTTCGTATTCACGCAAATAACTAGTAATGTTATTAATTGTAATACCGTTTGGAAGTTGTACAATTTGTAGTTTGCCTGCTTTCTTGCCTTTCATACGTACTTTTAAATCTACATCATCTGCATTTTTAAATACTGTACGAGTATCATATCCAGTAATCATGCTGTCTAATCGCATACTAGATAATTCTTCACTAAGTTCCAAAGTAATGTATACAACATTTAATCCTGCAACCGACCAATTAAGTGCTAAATTCTGCAAGAACAAACTCTTACCACCACCCGATGGTGCAGCAAATATGTTTAGTTCGCCTCTATTAAATCCACCAAAAAGTTTTTTATCAATATCTTTCCAACCTGTGCTTACACCACCACGCAAATTACGAACACGTTCAATACGCTCTGCTGGTGATTCCCAATAGTCAGTACCCATATGTTTAGCCAGTCCAATTTGAACTGCTTCTTTGATTCTTCGTTCAACTGGGCCATACTCACCTCGTTCTAGCATGTCTGCACTTGCTAAAATTGCTGCTTCTAATGCTTTATGTTTACAAAATGTTTCAAATTCATCAATAAACCATTTATGATGTCTATCATCTACATCTTTAAGTTCTTGTAACTCGAGCCCTGTTGCCGCTAGAATTTGCTCACGTGTAGGCAATGCACTATACCCAGTAACATGTTCTTGTATAAATGCTACTCCTTTACGTAATTCTCTATCAAAATATAATGGATCTATAATTCCATTAACTCTAGCGAATAGATCTTTATCTTGTGCTAGAAATTCAACAAACAATCGTTGTAAGTCTACATTATACTCTTTCGCTTGTGACTGTTCTCTCATTTACAATATTTCCTCATTAATAATTCAATTTTTGTTGGATTAGTTTCAGCACTATTTATTATACTCTTTATTGTATACAATCTTCCGTGTTTTGTCAAGGAATCACTTGCATCTTTACAATCTTTCCATTCTGGAAAAGAAACACTCCAACCGTGCTTTATTGCCGCCTTACACATTAACTTACCTGCTTCATCTGCGTCTGGTAATACAATAATTCGTTTGTTCAAACTGTGCAATATATCTGCTTGGTCATCATTTATGTTATTACTGCCTATTGCACATCCATCTGTTACTATTGCATCAAGTTGTCCTTCAGATACAATAACAACTTCTTTATTGTGTGTTTGTCTATCTAAACCATACACAAAATCATTCTTAGGTTGCTGATTATAGTATTTAGGCATTTTTGCAGGAATATTGTCTCCTGCCCATCTTGCTGTATAACCAACTACTTTACTTTTATATGTAAACGGCAAAATAAATCTTTTGTTAACTCTACCTTGTTTTTTACTAGGGCTCCACATAAACCTATCATCAGTAATATCAAATCCACGATCAGTTAAGTATGTTACCGCGGCTGTCCAATCAGCGTCTGGTTCAGTGAACTCCATAAATGGCTTGGCATCTTCTGGTAGTTCTTTTTCGTCCCAATCAATAACTAAATTTTTACGCCTTTTAGTTTTTATTAATAAGGTTGCTACATCTTGTTCACGTAACAATTCAAGTTGTATACGTTGTATATCAGCTTCATCGGCACCTAATGTTGTTAATAGTTGCTTTAATCTTACTGATATTCTACTTTGTGGACTCCAACCTGTTTTAAAGTTACAATTAAAACAATTATACTGAAACTTTCCTTCATCAAAATGAAATCCGCCTCTGCCTTTTGTATCTGGTCTACTTTGCCCATTCCTTACACACATTGGACAGTTACCACTAATCCAACCACTAGGATTAGATCGCCAGTTAGTAGGAACCAGGGCTCTGACG